GGTGGTGGTGGTGGTGGTGGTGGTGACGGTCAGAGCAGCGGGTCCCCGCCACCGCAGTCGCAGTAGTCCTCGACTCGCTCGCATGAGGGGCAGTAGCGCTCCCCCGTCCGAGGGTCCTCCAGGACTCCCGTCATCGCGTACTCGGCGTAGGCCCGCTTCAGACCGCCCTCGTCCAGGACGTAGTCGGCGTAGTAGGCCTCGCGCTGGCGCTTTGCCTCTCGGCGTGCCCTCCTGCGGGGAGTTCCTGCCATTTCCTTATCCTTTCGGGTGAATGTCTTAGCTGATGGCTTCAGTCTAGGTGGGTGTATGACGGCATGCAATAGGGCGCAGAAAACTACCCCAGTGACGTGAGTCACTGAGGTAGTTTGAGTAGGCGTAGGGCCGATTAGAGGCCTATGTAGACAGCCTTGAGAGCCATCACCTCAGCCCTCCGACCGTCGAGCTGGACCTCGATGTTGATTTGGCGCGTCTGCCATCCTCTACGGCGGAGCATGTTGATCGCGTCGAGGGAGTCCGAGAATCGACGTAGACCGAAGGACGCCACGATGACCTGTGAGACGTCATCCTGCCTCAGCAACGTCTCAACGGCCTTCCACGACTCCAGGTTCCTCACCCGGTAGTCAGGTCCGAAGAGGGGGCAGTCCTCGCCGCCGAGCTCGGCGGCTCGCTCGTAGGCCTCCTCTGGCGTGAGAAGGGGAAGCTTTGAGTAGTCTCTCACCGATAGGTCCTTTCAATTAGTCATCAGCAACTGCGACGAGGGTGTAGGAGGCTCCCCTGCGGGAGCCGGTCTTGGCGATCCAGCCCTTGCGGACGAGGCGGTCGAGGGCGGCCTTGGCGCTCTTGCGCGGCAGGTCGTCTCCGAGGATGAGGTAGATGTCCTCGGCCTTGGCCTCACGCCCCACCTCGCCGCCGTAGACAGCCAGCACCGCCTCCTCCTCGTCCTGGTGGAGGGCCATACGCTCCATGGTTGCCGTCATCTCGGTCAGGTCGATCTCGACGCGCTCCTCAACGTCGTTCACGTCCTCACCATCGGCGTTGAGGTGCCCGCCTCCACCGGTAGGCGTGCGTCGCGGTGGGGTGATGACGAGAGACGAGCGGCCCTCAGTCCGGCTGTCGAGCGTGACCACACCGGCCACCTGAGCCTTGCCGCGGCCGCCTGTACGCTGCGAGTGCGCACGGACCTGGCCCGGGCGGTCCTTGAGGACGACGAGCTCCATCTCGCCGACGGCGCCTGGCATGGGTTGCTTGATCGGCCACACCTGAAGCAGGGTGCCCTGCACCATGGCGACCTTGTGCTGGGAGCCGATGGGCATGGAGCCCTTCTCAGCGCTCTTGGCCTGGTGGTCGATGATGATGACGGTGGAGCGGCCGTTGCGCGTGAGGCGCTTAAGCCACGACGTGATGACGTCCGTCGACACGGCATCATTAGCATCCAGCCCGTGCAGGCCGTACAGGGCGGTCATACCGTCGGCCACGATGATGTCCGGGTCGAGGGTCTTCAAGGCCATATCGAACTGGTCCTGAGCGAACTCGCCCGATCGGGTGGGGTTGTCCTTCCCCCACCGATTGCGCTGCATGTCCGCCAGCGGCCCCTCGGGGCGTATGTAGGAGAACTGGGCTCGAAGGTCGTCGTCCGCCGCGCCGAGGAGACGCAGGCGGTTGAGGGTCTGGACCGGCTCGTCCTCGAAGTCGAGGTAGAGCGCCCGTCCTCCGGTCTCGATCTCCTGGAGGCAGATCGCCATGGCGAGCCACGACTTGGCCGACTCTGAGGACCCGAAAAGCATGTTCACGCGGCCCCGGTACATCAGTGACCGGCCATCGTTCCGACGGCAGACCTCGGGGTCCGGCACCTGGACCTTGCCTGAGAGGTAGGGCTCCAGGTCGACCGGGCTCCAGGTGGAGACCCGAGCCTCCAGAGGATCGAGGGGGTCATGATCCTCGTCGCCGGCCTCCAGCTCGTCTGAGCCCGGGCCGTCGCCATCAGAGTCCGAGGCGCTGTCCTGGCCCTCCTTGTCCAGCCGCCCGAGTGACCGAGCGCCCTCGGCGGAGAACTCAGACTCGGCCGTCGGCGAGAGCTCGATCTGCATGCCGTCCCACTTCTTCGCCCACTCGGGCCGGTCGCCGGCGATGTCCGGCTCAAAGCCGGCCGCGGCCTCCGCATCGCGCACAAGACGTTCCACGATCTGCACGCTCTCCTCGCCGATGTACTCGGCCAGGCGGGTGAAGCCGACGGCCTGACCGCCCTCCCGCAGGCGGCGGGCAGTGGAGGCGATGGCCTCCGCCTCACGCTTGGCCGGCCCCTCCTCGTCGTGCGTGGCGATGGCGAGGGTGCGAATGACCAGAGCGGCGTTGCGCTCCCAGAAAGGATGGACCGTCTGCGAGTCCCCGTAGCGCAGCAGACCGCCGGCGAGGGCGACATAGGCATCGTGCCGACCGCCCTTCTTGGGCCACGCCTCCAGCAGGACGGCGCACAGCCCGAGGAGGATGACCTGAGCCAGGAGCTCGTTGCCGTCAATGACGGTCGGCCCGGCCTCCCCTCCCCAGGGCTCGCCCTCCCACGTGTAGGTCTCACCCGTGTCCGGGTGGATCGACGGGGGGATGACGGTCTGGGCCCCTGTGCCGCGGATCTCGACCGAGACGACGGTGCCGCCGTCCTGGGCCGGGATGCGCAGGCGGCGGGTGGGGGGCAGCGTTCCGTCGGCCACGCGGTACCAGTAGTGGGACGAGGGCGAGCCCTCGCGCCCGTGAATGGCGGAGGTAGGCGGCAGCAGTATCGCCTTGAGCCGCTGGACCGCGGGGTGGTCGAGGTCGACGTCCACGAGGTTGCCCGAGGGCTCCCCGAGGATGACGCCGAGGTTGGACGAGCCCTGGTCGATCTGCTCGGAGAAGGTTCGACGAACCAGCTCCTCGCCTTCCCCGGCGTCGTACTCGGGGTCCGGCCAGCGGATATCCGTCCAGCCGGTGATGTTGGGCGACTTCGAGTGGCGTGGCAGGGGGAGGGGTGTCAACCCCCTTCGGTAGGCGTCGCAGGCGGCCTCCAGGACCGCCTCACGGCGCTTCGATGGTGTGCTCATGGGATCTCTCGGATGGGTTGAGGGTTGCTAGATACCGCCTGTGCAGCGGTACGCCGAGACCCGGACTACCGGTTCGACGGGTTGTCCGGGTTGGCGAAGGTGGTTCGGTGAGGAGTCACCTTGATGCCCGACGGGTGCGGGGCGAGGTCGATCTCCCGGTTCCCGTAAGCCTCCAGAAGGCGGGCCACGATGATGGTGGGCCGAAGGCCCTGACGGCCTGCCCGACGGGACACCCGCTCCCACGTGCTCATCCGCATGTGGAGGACGACACGCTTGCGGGGTTCCTTAGGGTCCCCCGGCTTGCGTCCGAAGTCGACCGAGGTGGGCGCCTGGAGCGGCGTGAACTTCTGGTCGAGGTCGGGCCGGTCGTCCACGTAGGGAACGAGCTTCGACTTTGGAATTCTGGGCATCTCGTCTCCGATCTGGGTAGCGGGTGTATGCATGGCATACATTACCTGACCGGTGGCGGGACGGCGCGATAGGCGCGGCAGGCTGTGCATGTCCCTGCACGGGGGTGGAGTTCATCGGTCCGGCTGATCAGGCCGGCCGGCGGGTCACGGTTGTGGTCCGGGTGGACGGCGGGGGAGTTCTGGTCCCCGGCTGGGTGTGGGTCCCGACTTCGCGACGTCTGGACCGGATGACGGGACCGACGGTGCCGGTCCGGCTGTAGGGCTGAGGTGTACGGCCTCAGTCCGGGGCTTCTCAGCGGGCCTCACCAGCGTCCCGGGGTCGCGCTGTCACGTGACCGAAGGTCGAGGTGCGGGCCTTGTCCCGCATTCTTGGAGCCTCTTCCCTGCCTAACGGAGTACCCCCTCCACACCCCTACCAGCCCGACGTGCTGTCCTGCCGTCTGATGGCTCTCGAAGGTGCTTCAACCGGGCTCCTAGTCGTTGGTGTCGCCGTAAGACCTACAAGGGCCGACCCAATTACGAACCAGGTCCCCCAAGGGGCGTCTCCAGCTAGCTTCACGATCTTTCGAGGTGGTCGAGCTGCTCGACCTACGTCGCACGACCTTCGGTTACGTCATCGTCCGGAGTGTCGATTGCCCTGTGTGAGGGCTCCGCGGGGTCTGGAACCTCTCCTCGGCCTCCCCGTCGGGAGGCCGAGGCCGTAACCAGAGGCCCGCGTGCCTGGACCACATAAGGCGCGCGTCGTAGGTGCTACGCGTCCGTAGCTTCGCCGCCTTTCGGTTAGTACCGGGTCGCACTCCCTTAGCCTCGGTCCCCGTCGGGCTCGCTGCGCGGGCTACTAGCCGTTTCGCCCCTTCGGGCGGCTTGGTCTAAGTCTCCCACGACGGTCCCCGCGATGCAAATCGAGAGGGCGTTTCTTGCAGTGGTGTCGCTCACATTCGGCGCGGGCCGGCCGCTCCGGGACCGACGAGGACCGACGAGGACCGACGCGGTTAGGCCTCGCGGGTCCGCCGCCTGAGGCCGTAGGAGCGCCGTAGACGGCCTAACGGGGCGGTACCCGTCCGGAGGTGCCGCCGCGGCCTGAAAGTCGCTCAGAAGCGCTCGGACGGCTTCTGAGAGGGTTTCCAGCCTGTCCGAGAGGTGCCTGCGGGAGGTCGCGAGTGGTCGCGGTGCGGCTTCCGAGCCCGCAGCGCAGCGAGGAGCGAGCTAGACGCACCGACCACGAGCCTCACCTCCCCGACGAGGCCGAGCCAGTTCTGAGCCCAGGTTCCGAGCGCGGCGGAGCCCCTAGGCGGAGCCGCCGCGAGCAACCTGGGCGAACAACTGGCGACGGCCCGAGTCGTCCGACGGAGGAGGACTGGAACGCCTAGCCCCGCCGAACCGAGGCAGCCCGCGCAGCGAAGCGCAGCGGGCGTCGCCGAGCTTCGGCGGGACCCAAGCCGATCCGAGGGAGCGCAGCGACCGAGCTTCGGCGCAGGGTCGGCGACGGAAACGGCAGCGGAATATACACACATCCCACACACACGAGCGCCCCCCTTCGGGGGGCGCGAGTGTGTGTGGGCGCGCGATTAACAGATCCGGGCCGCGAAAAGCAATGGGTAGCGGCTGTGAATTGTGTCCCTCTTCTGCTCACAAAGTACGTCGACCGGCAGTCGGTAAATGGCCACTTTTGTCAGCCCTCGGGCTAAGTGGTACGGATGTACCAGAAAATGAGCCCTCTCTAAAAGCGACACGCCCGAGTGCGTTGCATGGGGGTGTATAACAGCATACACTTTGACATAAGTATGATGGCAATACGGTTGTACTGTATCCAGGAAACTCTCAGGATATGGGGACCTTTTGGCGAAACCTCGTCAGGCCGCCCTCGTTCAAAATTGCCACCTTCGGGCGTCGTTCCAGTCGAAAGTGGAGTTCTGGTACATCCGTACTACTTACCCTCTAAAGCTATGGTACGGTCAAATTTACGGGGCGGTGAGCCCGGTCACTGCACGCTAGGAGAGACAAGTTGTCTCGCTAGGTGGTCATGTTCTTTGTGAGCGACCTTTCGGCATTGTTGCGGGGAAAGGTCCCTGTTGATGTGTTTTCGAACATATGTACGTGGGTAGTTCACCATTGAACTAGATTGGGTGTTCTAGTACAGCTGTACCAGAAACTAGTGGCCCACTGCACGGATTTAACCGTAAAAAGGTATACCCCCGGGGGGTATACCCGTGACGCCGGGCACAAGAAAACCCCGCCGAAGCGGGGGCTCTTGGGGGGTGAGGTGCTGGCCGGGGGCCGGTCAGCGGCGTTCGAGCTCGGCGATGCGCCTGCGGGCGGCCTCGGTCTCGCGCTGACGGGCGGCCTCGAGCTCCATCTCACGGAGCTCGACGGACTGGCGCTTGGACGGTGCTCGGCGCTCGCCGGTCTTCGTGAGCGACGTCGGGAACGTCGGGTCCATCCGGCGGGCCCGCCTGAGCCACGAGTCGATGGTGTAGGGGCTGCGCTCCAGCTTCGCGGAGATCTGCTGGCGGGTCATGCCGGCGTCGACCATCTCGCGCAGGACCGATGGGTCCGGCCCCTTGTAGCGGTTGCCCCCGAAAGGGGCGGGCTTCTCGCGCTTGAGCAGGTCGGCCGCGATCTCGGTCAGCGTGCGGTGCGGGATCGAGTCGGGAAAGCGGACCCCCTCGTCGGGCTTGCACAGCAGCATCGTGATCTGGTAGCGGCCGGCGGGGTCCGGCTCCTCGGTGATCTGCACCAGGTACTCGATCTCGGACCAAGGGTCGCGGACGTGGGCGGCCGGCTGGCCGCCTAGGGTGGACAGCTTGGACTTGTAGTCGCGCAGGGCGTTTCTCATTGGGTTCTCCTATGGTTGTGATGGGTGTTGACTGTTAACGCGTGTGAAACGGCGGAAGAGCGGAGGTCAGACAACCGGCAGCGGGTCGTCCTCGTCGTGCAGGTCGTGCACGCCCCAGCGAGTGCCCGCGCTAGGGCCGGCCACGATCGGCACGTCCATCTGGCAGTCGAGGGGGCGCAGGAAGGTGTTGACGTCCTCCATGCGGCGCTTGCACTCGACCAGGATCTCCTGCCAGCGGTCCTCCGGAGCCTCGATACAGATCTCGTCGTGCACGGTGGCCACGACGTGAGCTCCCTCGACGCGGGGTAGGGGGTAGCCGGGCAGCGTGCCCATGATCGAGGCGGCGGCCATCTGCATCAGGTCCGAGCCGAAGCCCTGCACAGGGCTGTTGAGCGCGTTGCGCTCGGCGTGGGACGCCTTGAACGCGCTCTTCGAGTAGAGGTCAGACAACCACTGCGTGCGCCCGATCGGAGAGGTGACGTAGCCGCGCTCGTAGGCCCGGCGCTTGGCGCGCTCGTGCCACTGTCGCATGCCGTCCCACATCTCGAAGAACGCGGCGTGGACGGCCTGAGCCTCGTCGAGGGTCATGGCGACGTCGTAGGCGGTGGCGGCGTAGGTCTGGAAACCGCCTGGGCTCATGCCGTACAGCAGTCCGAAGTTGCCGGCCTTGGCCCTCTTACGCTCCAGGGGGGTCACGTCCTCCGGTGCCTTGTTCGCCATCTTCGCAGCGAGCAGGCGGTGCAGGTCGTCACCGCGCTGGAACGCCTCGATCATTGGGGCGGAGCGGGAGATGAACGCGGCCACGCGCAGCTCGACCTGGCTGTAGTCGAGGTCGAGCAGGACGTACCCGGGGCGGGGGATGAAAGCGGGCTTCAAGCGGGCCGAGCACTGCTGCATGTTAGGTGAGTCACAGCTGAGGCGGCCCGTCTTCACGCGGCCGACGTTGTAGGTGGCGTGAATCACGTTGTTAGGGTCGCGCAGGTCGAGCCACTGATTCAGGAACTCCAGCGTCTTGACAGCGTCGCGGTGGCGCAGCAACGCGTCGGCGGCGGGGCTGCCCTGACGCTGCTGGGCGATGAGGACCGCCTTGTTCCACTGGGCGTTGCCGGAGTCGGTGCGAGCAGTGACGCGCAGGTCGCCGGCCTCGATGGCCTGAGCCACGAAGCCCTGGAACCACTTCGACGTCGCGGCGGTGGTCACACCGTCCTTCGCGGGGGTCGGGGCGGGCTCGGTGCCGTACAGGCCGAGGATGTCCTGGCAGGCCTTCAGGCGCTGGGCGTCCATCTCCTTGATCTTGTCGTGCACCCAGTCGACGTCCAGGAGGAAGCCGCGCTGCTCGACCTTGGTGAGCGTCTTCACGGTGGGCATGGCCACGTAGGTGGCGACCTTCCCGAGCCGGGCCATCTGGATGTCATCGGAGTCGAAGGGCTCGTCCTCGCCAGTCAGGAACATCTGGTCACGGTGCTCCTGCTCGATCTTCCAGGTGTAGTAGGTGTCGCGCGCCGCGTACTCGCCTAGCTGGATCAGGTCGACTCGCTCGGCGGCGCCGGGGGTGCTCAGGTCGAAGTCGTCCCACTCCTCGATCCCGAAATCGCGCGCGGCGCGGATCTTCAGGCGGGTGCGGGCCTCGGTGTCGACCAGCTGGGAGGAGACGGTCGTGTCCCACTCGATGCTGTCGGACAGGTCCACGCCGGCTTGGGCGAAGACCCACCGCGCGTCGAACTTGATGTTCGCGTTCACGAACGGCCGGCCACTGCGTCGGATCTCGCGGCCGATGATCGCCATGACCTTCCGCCACGAGCCGAGCAGTGGGCTGGCCGGGTGCGAGAGGGGAACGAGGTAGGTCATGGGCTGCTCGCCGTCGAAGCTGCGCCAGTTGTAGGCGTCGGCGGCGGTGCGGTCGGCATTGGGAAGGGTCAGGGCGGCCAGGACGATGCGGGCGGGGTATCCGCCGTTGGTAGCGCCGTCGGCCTCGGCGTGCTCATCGAGGCCGGTCGTCTCCAGGTCCATGACGACCTCGGAGGCGCCGTGAATGGCCTGCATGAGGGCCTTAAGGTCGTCCTTATCCCACACCCAGGTGATCGGTCCGCAGGGCGTGTGGGAGCCCTGAGCGGCCGCTCTGGCCTCTTGTATGACCTTCGAGAGGTCCATGATGCTCATGCTGTCTCCTTACGGTTGGCGCTGCCGCGCCGTCGGTGGATGACCCAAGCATAAAGTTTGTCAGTTGATTCCGCAAGACCTGACAAGATTCTAGGTTTTGAGGCACGAGGAAGCCCCTACCCGCCCAGCCAAGCGAGTAGGGGCTTCGTCCCTCGTCAGGGTGAGATAGCTGCCTTAGATGTCCCGTGTGACAAAGGTTAGCAGATCGTTGAGGTTTCCGACCTGCGTCAGGCGTCCGACCTGAAGTGATCTGAAATACACCTCGGCGTCCCACAGATCGTAGTGGCCTCGAACGGTAGTGGACGGAGTCAGGGTGATGACGACGTTCTCACCGTTGTCGGCCACGACTCCCATACCGATGTTCCCGCCCTCCTCAACCGGCGTGATGTTGACGAATCGGAAGAACGGCTTGAGGGCGTTGCGCCAGGACTGCGCGGTGGTGCGGCGCTCGGTCAGCGGGTTGAAGCGGTCGGGGAAGGTGATGTGGTTGGTGGCGATGGATTTCATTGGATTATCCTGTAGGTCAGTTACTTCTGGAGCGGGATTGGATCAGGGAGGCGTCGTCGTTCAGGCTTACGTTGGCCCGAGATCCCTCGATCCCGGGATCGGGAAGATAGACCCGCGAGTTACCGTAGGCATTGACGTCTACCCAGTCCGAGGAGACGTAGACGCTCGCCTCCTCACTCACATCGACCGAGGCGCGGTCGTAGGCGTACACGGTGGCAGAGGTGTAGGCGTCCACAACGCTCCCCTCCTGAGCGTATACGACGGCCTCATCCGCGGCGTGGACGATCACCTTACCCTCACCGGATACCTCGACCGGGGAGGGCCCGTGCGCCTTCACGTATAGGTCAGCCAGGGAATCGTCGACGGCGATCGAGTGCCCGGCTTCTCCTCTCAGGTGGAAGGTCGAGTTGTAGAAGGTGAGGCGGTACCCCGCGCGCTCAGCCTCGGCCAAGGCTTTGGAAATGTCCTCAGTGGAGTTGATCGTGTACTCGTACTGGTTCTTCATGGTGATCTCCTTCGCGTCGTAGAGACTGAGTGGTCAGTGCTGGTTCAGGTAGAGGCTGTGTCCGCAGCACAGGCAGCGCTTGTGGAACATGGGGGCGGCGAGCCACAGGAACCCGGTGCACAGCACGAGGGTCCAGTGGATGAGGTTGAGGCTGACCAGCTGGAAGCCCTGCTCGCAATGCTTGCAGTCGCGGCAGGCCTTGCCGGAGATGATGAAGGTGGAAGTGCTCACGGCTCAACTGTAGGCTGTTAGTAGGGCTGGGGCAACACCTGACAACTGTTATCCGAGTGACGTATGACACGTAGATACCGAAATGGCCACTGGATTTGTGGAAAAGGGTGTGGACGGTTATAGACTTTACCCAGCAAAACACAGCTACCTCGCGATAGGAGATCCATGAGCCCGCTGGAAGAGGCGATTATCGCCAACGACGCCCTGCCTGAGCGGGAGCGAAAAACGAACCTCGACCTGGCCGACGAGTTCGATACGTCCGAGGCCACCGTCAGACGCCGCCGCCGAGCGCTGAAGCGGCGCAGCAGGGCGGACCTGACGCAGGACGAGTTCTTCGACCTGCCTGTAGGCGCGATTACGAAGCGCGGCAAGACCGTCCGCCTGGCCGACGGCTCCTACGAGAAGATCGAGTACCGTCCAGGCGCCGTCGAGATGGAGGAGGCCAAGCGCCTGTCCTGGGAGGACCTGGAGCCGGTCTTCGCCGAGCCCTACATCCCGCCGGCGCCGGCCTTGGCCGAGGCTCGTGAGGAGACTCCAATTGTCTGCTTGGCGGATTTTCAATGCGGGAAAGTGGCCAGCGGCGGAGGCACTGAGGACACCGTCCGCCTCGTCCGACGAGCCCTCGGAGACATCGCCCACCACCTGGCAGGCCCCCGCAGATGGAAGCGAATCATCGTGGCCGACGTGGGTGACTCGACTGAGGGCTTCTGGAACGTGGCCAGCCAGGCCCAGACCAATGACCTGAGCCTCACCGACCAGATCCGCACCGTGCAACGCCTCTACGCCGAGGCCGTCAAGCTCCTCGCCCCTCTGTGCGACTCCCTCGTCTACGTGGCCGTGCCGTCCAACCACTGCGCTGTGAGGACCGGCCCCGGCAAGAACTCTCGGGCCAACGCTCCCGATGACGACTTCGGCATCATGATCTCGAAGAACATCGAAGACATCGTCGCGGACCGGGAGGGCTTCGAGCACGTCACCTTCTTCCGCCCCGAGAAGTGGGAAGAGGCGGTCACCGTGCAGGCCTCCGACGGTACCCACATCGGCTTCACCCACGGCCACTTGGCGGGCTCGCAGAGTAAGGTGCCGGGGTGGTTCCGGGACCTCGCGTTCGGCCGCAGGAGTGGCCTCTACGACGCAAGAATCCTGGTCCACGGTCACTGGCATAACTTCGCCGTCCAGCAGGCCGGGGACGCCAGATGGATCATCTCATGCCCGTCAGCCGACCGGGGGAGCGACTGGTGGACGAACATCTCCGGCGACTCGACGAGGCCGGCCATCCTCACCTTTGAGGCTCGAAGCGGAAACGCCCAGAACTGGCGCCTCTGGTCATAAGAGACAAGTCACCCCCACATCTTTCCGATGTGGGGGTGATCTGTCACACGACCGACGTCGGCAGGACGTCTGCGACGCCCGACACCATGCAGCCAACCGCACCTCGGGCTAAGCCCTGATCATAGGCCGCCTTGTTCGGGCAGATGTGAGCCCACACAGGTTTACCCAATCCGACCACCTTCGCCCACTGCGCTGGCGTTGCGTCGTAGGGTAGGCCGACATAGTCCCAGCTGGGCGCCCATTTCGCTAGGCTCCCATCATCAGCGTGCTGGGAGTATGCGTACCCCCAGCACTTCCAGCCGGCGGCGCGCCACTGGTTAGCCAGCCACGTCGCGTCGCCGGCACCCTTCCAGATGACGTGATCCTTGGCGTTCGTCGGCAGTAGGAGAGCCAGCTCGGCCCACTGAGTGGCCGAGTACTTGGGATCCAGCACGGTGACGTGCGTGGAGCCGTAGGCGTCCAGGTAGTCCTCGATGCGTAGGATAGGCTCGCCGGCCGTCCGGTACTTCTTCACCTCAGCCCACGTCATCTGCGCGATGGGCGTCGATGGCGCACTCGGGTCGACGTGCTGGAGGTTCTGGTCGTGGGCCAGGACCCAGATGCCGTCCTTCGTCTTGTGCGTGGACACCTCAAGAGCTCCAGCGCCGCGGGCGACGGCGTTGGTGTAGGCGCGCATCGAGGCCTCTGGCCAAGACGCTGAGCCGCCCCGATGCGCGACCAGGAATCCCGACGTGGCCATCATCTCGGAGATTGATGCGTACCCCATAGGCATTGCCCGCATGCGGGCCGGAACCTCTCCGGCGGGCTCGTAGACGCTGACCGTCGCGGCCCCGAAACCTTGGACCCCCACCTCCGGCTCCGACGGCTTGGCCGGGGTGATCTTCGCCCACGCCCACCCCTGCGGCTGAGTGTGCTCGACGTGGCCGGTAGCGATCGTGGCCAGCATTGCCGACCAGGAGGAGTACCTCTTCCGCCCTCCAGCCACCATCGGCCCGGCGGGATTGCGCCACTCCGCCACTCGCTCGGACTGCGTAGCGTGCTGCTGCGAGAAGACCAGCGATGGGGTGGACAGGTCGCCGGGGTAGACGGAGCCCCAGTTGGTCAGCTCGACCGACTCCACGCCCTTGAGGACGACCAGGAGGGCGAGCTCGCGCGCCTGGCCGACCGTCGGGCCGGTGACCTGCACGTTCTGAGTCTGGGCCGGGTTGGACACCTTCAGCGATGCGATGTAGCCCGAGCGGCCGCTGAAGGTACGGGTACCTGGAGAAGTCCATCCCGACGGTGGGACGGCTGCTGTGTCGCCCCATTGGGAGGCGTAGGCGATGACCGCGATGTCCCCCACCTCGGATGTCGCCGACAGGTTAGCCACGCTGCCGGCAGTGCCTTCGGCGTGAGCCCACGATCGGACGTACTTCGCCTCAAGCTCGCCGGGTTGCACCGGCCCCTCACCGGGCTCGGCAGGGGTCTCGTAGACCTCGATCCTGTGGAAGATGACGTCCGGCTGGCCAGCCGGGATCTGAAACTGCGGGGTCCAGAGCGGTTGACTCTTGTCGGCCAGCTCGATCTGCACCTCTGTCTTGACGTTCGTGCCGGCAGAAAGCCGGAAGTCCCCAAGGGCGTGCTGACCCACCTGGTGAGTCTCATCAGCGGCGCTGAACGGGTTGTGCTTGATATCCAGATGGCTCGCCTGGGCAGCCGTGTAGTTCAGCGAGATGGTCCAGTTGCCGGACGCAATCGGCTTCGCCTCGGTAGCCCACGGGACGAAGATCGTGTTCGCAGTGACGTGTAGGTCGTTGCCGGCGAAGCGGCCGGTATTGGTCCACCAGTGCTCCGGCCAGGGGTAGATCGATGCCATCAGCGGCTCCTGCGGACGATGACGGTCCCAGCCTTAGTGCCAGCCGGGACGGGGTCGTTGGGGCCGAGCACGAGGACGTTCGACGGCGTGCCGCCCTCGGCAGCCTCGCCCTTCTTGGCGAAGGTCTTGTCGCAGTGCTCGGCTGAGTAGACGCGCACCTCTGCGGTGGTGATAGCCATCAGATTCGTACCTCTCTGGAGTAGAGCCCGGACTGGCCGGGGATCGGGTGCATGTGCTTGATGGTGACGGTCCCGTCGCCGTTGTCCTGCACGTTGCGCATGAGGATGGAGCCGTCACCGACCGAGGTCCAGGCGTCGTAGACACCGTCGCCGGCCTTGAGCTCGGCGGGGACAGGCAGAGGCAGAGGATCCGTGGTGATCGTCTTGACGCCCGCGGACACGGCCTGCTCGCCGCCGTCCGTGACGACCGAGAGCCGGCCGTAGCCGGACTCACCCATCTGGACGCCGTAGGAGCCCGCCCAGGGCGTGAACTTGAAGGACTTCAGGTGCATGGTCGTGGCAGGCATCGTCTCCCACCCACCCTTGCCGCGGAAGGCCCACAGGTTGATGTGCACGCGCTGGCTGCGCGGCACCGGAACCGAGTCGGTCAGCGTGCCGGAGTAGTAGCCGCCCTCAGCCGCGGGGGTGTTCCGCGCCCGCTCCTCAGTGAGGTGGCTCTCCCAGGTCTCCCACCTCACGGTCCCCGGAAGCCACGTCATGCGGACAGTGGCTCCCTTGCCGGAGGCCGTCCACACGCGGTCTTGCAGGTGGCGGCCCGAGTTCTCATCGCCCGGGTAGTAGGTGTACTTGCCCACCATGTCGGTGTAGCCCGACCAGTACGAGTCCTCGACGATGTCGATCTCCTGGTAGCCGGGCTGGGTGTCCTCCCAGTCGAAGGGGAAGATGCCCCACACGACGTTCTTGTGCAGGTCGCGCATCTTGGCGGGGGTGACGATTTCGTAGGACGCCTCGAAGGTGCCGTACCCCAGAGACTCGGCCGAGACGATCTCGGCCGAGTACGGTTCCCCGCCCACGACCGACGTCGAGATGTAGAGGGAACCGTCAGGCCGCTTGGTGATGGCCTGCGGGTTCCACTTCTGGTTGGCGGCAGGGCCTCCAGGGTGCCAGGCGTCGGTCCGCACCATCCAGTGCAGACCGAACGCCTCGACGGTCGGCTGACCATAGTCCTTGTAGAGCTCGATGTCAGGCACTTATCAGCTCTCCTTACGAATGATGACGGTGTCATTGAGAGTACCTGCCGGGACCGGGTCATTCGGTCCAAGCACGAGGAAGGGGTTCTTCGGTGCGGCACCGCCGCCGCCACCCTTCTTCAGCTCGGCGATCTGGGCCTTCAGGTCCTCGATCGTGAGCTCCAGCTCCAGCGTGCCTCGGATCCAGGCCGACGTCAGACGGATCAGCTGCTCCGACGGTGGGTTCGCGTAGGGGTTGCCCACGGGCTCCCACTGGCCGCCTCGGTTCGGATCCTCGACCAGGACGCCGTCGGTGATGTACAGGTGCCCGATGGGTAGGCTGTCCGCCTTCTCGAAGACCCGCTTGTAGTTGTCCTTCGTCACACCGTGCACGACGGCCCACCATCGGCTGGAGGGGTAGGCGCGCATGTGGTCCGGCAGGATCGGCGTATTGGGGTCCTCGGTGAGGAACTTGGAGGCGTCCTGCTCGAACATCATCGCCACGTCGAAGTCCAGGGCGCATACGTCCTGGCTCATGTTGGAGCCGGCGTTGACCACGATGAGGAAGCCCTTGCCGTACTCGGCACGGATCGAGTCGATCAGGTCCTTGTACCAGGCGACCCGCCCGGCCTGGGTGCCCCAGCCATTGATGGTCTCGTCCAGGAACACACCGCCGACGACCTCGCCGTACTGCTCGGTGAACTTGGCGATCTGACCGAGGATGTACTCCTTGGTGTACTTGTCCGGGTTCGGGACGCCGTTGCGGGCCGGATCATTGGAGGGGAGGCTGGCGACGCCATACTGGGTCTTGACATAGAAGACAGCGCGCTTGGCGCCGGAGCTCAGGGCGAGCTGAGCTTGCTTGCCGAAGTCGACGTTCTTCTCATCCCAGTTGCCGGAGTCCTTGTTCAGGATGACGATGCCGAGGGTGGAGCCGGCCTTGAGGGCCTTGGCCCACTTAGACGTTCCCTTAGCCTCGTTGTAGTAGTCCGGCCAGTAGTAGGTGACCGGGCTGGAGTAGCGGGTCCCGGCCTTGAAGGGGGACTGGTCGGCGATCAGGGCATTGATCTGCCCCTCGAGCGAGGTCAGCTCCTCCTTCTTGGCGTAGCCGGTCAGCTCGCCAGGGTCTCCGGCGGGGCCCTTCGGCCCTTCAGGCCCTCTCGGACCTTCGGGACCTCTCGGGCCCTCAGGGCCCGTTGGACCTGCTGCGCCGTCTGGGCCCCGGTTACCGTCCGGACCCTTAGCGCCTGCGGGGCCGGCCTTGCCCTCAGGACCGGCCTGCCCTCGCGGACCCTCCGGACCGGCAGGGCCAGCTGGTCCGGGGTCACCGTCAGGCCCCTTGTCGCCGCGAGGGCCTCTCTCACCGCCGGGACCCTTGGCGCCAGGCGTCTTCTTGAACGTCTCGAAGTCGCTCTTCGAGACATAGGTCGTCGCGGCCTCGGTCTTGGGGAGGGCGGCGTCAGCGACGCGCTTGGCCTCCGTGACGGCCTCGATAGTGGCGTAGGTGGCGGCCGCCTCGATCTTCGGCAGCGCGGCATCCGCCTTAGCGGAGATGGGGGACAGGGCGGACGTGCGAGCGTACTGGGCGAGCTCGGTCTTCAGGGCGTAGTCACCCAGCTGGGCCGTCTTGACGTAGCCGGACAGGTCCGGAATCTTCCCGTCCCCGGCGAGTTGAGCCTTCGTCAGCTCTTCCTTCGTGGCGTAGGTCGTGGCGGCGACGGCCTTGGGCAGGGCAGCGTCAGCCGTCTCCTTGATCGAGACCACCTCCCCGGCGAGAGAGGCGGGAGCGAAGGTCGAGGCGGCCTGAGTGGCGTAGGTGCGCAGCTCCTGCTTGGTGGAGTAGGTCTCCGTCAGATCGTTGCGGGTGATGAACTTGCCGTCGGCGTCTGCGACGTGCTGGCGGAAGTCGGCGGCCTTGGCGTAGGCCGTCTCGGCGTCTGAGGCGGTCAGGTAGGCGCTCAGGGACTCCTTGGTGGCATAGGTGCTGAGGTCCGGCTTGGCGGCCTCGACCTCACTCTTCGTGGCGTAAGTGGTCTGGGCAGCTGCCGTGGTGAGGTACGAGGAGAGCTCGGCCTTCGTAGCGGCCTCAGTGACCGAGGTGGACAGGGAGTCGACGCGGCCGGAGATCTCCTGGCGGGCCTTGACGGCATCGGCCTTCGTCTCGTAGGTGTCCCGAGCGTCCGTGGACGTGACGTAGTCGGTCAGGGAGCTCTTAGGGGCTGCGGAGTCGGCGGTGGCCTTGACCGAGTCGATGCGCTGACCGAGAGCAGTGTCCGCTGAGCTGACCTCAGCCTTCGTGGCCAGGTGGGACAGGTCCGGGGCCTCACCCTTGCCGCCGAGCTGGGCGTTGGCGAGGTCGCTCTTGGTGGCGTAGACGCCTGCGGCCTCAGTCTTGGGCAGGTAGTCGGCGAGGGACGCCTTCGTGGCGTAGGTCTCAGAGACGGCGGCAGCGGCGGTCTGGGCCGCGGTGGCGGCGGCCTCGGTGGTCTGGTAGGCGGTCAGGGCCTCGCGGGGAGCGGCTGCGTCGGCCTTGGCTGAGACCGAGGAGACGGTCGAAGAGAGCGAGTCGATTCGGGTGCCGAGAGCACCGTCGGCGGCCTGCATCTCGCTCTTGGTGGCGTAGGTCGAGAGGTCGGGAGCCTGGCCGCCACCTCCCAGCTGGGCCTGAGCCAGGGCTTCCTTCGTGGCGTAGGTCTGAGACGCCTCGGAGCGCGGAAGAGCCGCCTCGGCGGTTGCCGAGACGACATCGATGCGCTGCCCGAGGGCGGCGTCCCCCGAGGCCCGGGACTGTTCGGTGGCCAGCGCTGCGGCCGCCTGCTTGGTGAGGAATCGACTGTCAGCCCCTTCGCGGCTGTACCAGGTCAGGTCGGCCATTGCGGCTCTACCTCCAGGTGAGTACTCCATTGCCGAGGCTTATGACCTCAGATTCGTTGATAGCCTCTAGTGTAGTGGCATTGTCCACACTCCGGACTCCCCGAGCGCCCGGCTGAGGTTGCGGTGTGGGCGGTTGAGGCTGAGGAGTAGGCGGTTGCGGCGTCGGCAGATCCGTCAAGAGGTCAGACAAGTGCAAGATTTGACCGTCTGAGAGGTTACGGATTGTCCGAACATGCGCACCAAGGTCCCCAGGGATACTGAGATCTATCTCATAGTTTCCCGGCCGGATGGTCAGGTCCCCGCCTTCCGGCGTGACCAGACGTCCATCAGGGCCGATGCGTACCGACACCCGACCAGCGACGATGTCACGAGCCGGGAGAGGGGTCCCGAGAGCTGCGGGGGTGAAGCGAATCCGCCCCATACGGCCGAGGCCGTCGGGGCCGGTGACCCGTCCAGTGACAGTGACTGAGGCAGACATCAAGGCTCCTGACGTAACGGTATCGTCTCAGTCTTCACTCTATCAATACGAGAGTGCAATGACTGGACCTCCGCATATAGGTGAGACCGATCAGTGCGGGCGTCATTGCGCACGCCCTCGACCTGGTTTTCGATGCGAGCCATCCGGGCGTCGTGCTCCCGGTCCGAGGCCCGAAGCTCGTCCACCGCAGATGTCAGGTGAGCCAGGCCGTCGAGGACCTGGCCGAACTTGATGTCGAGGTCGTCCCGTAGGTTCTCGGTGTGGTTGTTGTGAACACCATCCGAGGCCGACTCCGCAGCGTTCGCCGCCCGCACCACGTGTGCGCTCATCCGGGTCATCCGCTCCTCCAGGCGCTGCTGTTGCTTGTTGATGGTGATCCGTAGCCAGGTGATGAGGGCCACCAGCAGGGCCGTCCCCGCCGCGACCGCGTCGGGCGAGGTGAGCACTGCGAGAACCGGGCCGGGGACGTGCCCTGCTGGTAGCACTAGACCGTCACCTCAGCCCGCGTGGCGCGGCGTGTAGCCGGGCGTGGAGGGGGTGTCGGTGGGGATGGCGCGGTCGGTCTCCGTCGGGGTGGCGAAGGACTTGAGGACCGAAGCCAGGGTCGCGGTGGCGGCGATGCCGAGGGACGACTTCCAGTCGAGATCGACGACTGAGGAGCCGATCACGATCGCCCCTAGGAGGGACTGGGCGAAGGTGGAGATGGACCTCTCCAGCAGGCCGGTCCAGAACGACTTTGAGGTGTACATCACTTGCTCTCCTTCAGGAACTTGCGGAAGGCGACTCGGAAGCCCTTGAACACGGGGGAGTCCATCGGCTGGCTGAGGGCGCGCTCCAGCTGAATCATGGTGGAGTTGGCGCGGTCGAAGCCGGTGCTCTCGCGGGCCTCGTTGGCGTCGTAACAGAGGCGGTCATAGAAGTCCGGCCACAGGAACGTGGGGTTCCCGAGGGCCTGCTTGTACGCCTCGGCGATGATGCCTTGAGGGTGCTGAGTCTGGACGCCGTCGCGCAGGATCGCGTACTCCTTGCCGCCGTTGCGCTCGGTGTAAATGAAGTGCATCCGTATCCTTCCATAGGTAAGGGCGAGGCCCGGGGGCCTCGCCCTTAGTCTATCCCTATGAGTGGATAGGTGGCTGAAGGTTCAGCCTTTCAGCCGGTCAGTTCGGGTCATGCATGAGCGCCCTGGAGTCGCCCCACGACCTGTTCAGCGCCTCCTGGAGCACCGCACAGGTGGCGGCGCCCCACTGACCGTCCACGAACTTCTCGAACGGCCAGTCAGGGGCGAAGCGGCGCCAGACGTCGGACTCCGGCACGCCCGGCACCCAGTTCCACAGAAGGTACTGGAGGACGCTGATGAGGTTCTGCGTCCACGCTCCGTCCTCGGGGAGCTGGTCAAGGCCCGTCAGGTGCTTGATGCTGGCCGAGGGGACTTGAGCGTTGAGGAACCTCACCAGGTGCATCACGGCCCACGGCTCGGGGTGACCCCACGTCCCCATGACGCGCTGGAAGCGCCTGGCGGTGGGCGGGTCCCAGATGCCGTTGACTCGGATGAGGCCATAGCCGTCGCGGGCCTGATAGGACGGGTCGTCCGCAGCCAGGGAGTCCCAGTCGACGTCGGTGCCTCGCGCGCGGTTCAGGTCCAAAGCCCCACCGTAGCCGGGGAGGTGACCATCCTCGGTGTACTGGTGAATGAAGGGGTGCCCCCAGTACGGGACGTCCGGGCTCTGAGGGTCGCCCCAGCCGTCGTACCGGTCGGAGTAGTAAGGGCCGCCGGCGAACCACAGAGGGTAGCGGGAGGCGACCGCCGACCAGTCGTAGCCGCGGACAGCCGAGCCGTTCATGTAGATGCCGGGCCGAGCGGTCGAGCGGGACTCGACGCCCTGAAGCCAGGCCTGCGCCCAGGAGGCCCCGAGCGGGACGGCGTTGGCCTCCCAGTCCAGCCACAGAGTGGCCCGGCCGAGGTAGGGGGAGACGGCGTCCATGAAGGCGGCCACCTGAGCGTCCACCGAGCTGGTCGGGCGCGCGAAGTGGTAGAAGCCGATTCGCTTGCCGGCCGCGAGGGCCTGCTGGGCCTGGGTGTGCATGAACGGGTTGACGTAGTCATCGTCCTCAGTCGCCTTGATGATGACGAACTGCCCGGGCAGTGCCCCCAGGTCGGCGCTGGACTGGTAGGAGGAGACGTCGATGCCCCACATCTCGCCCCACGTCGCCGCCGACTTGGTGACGGTCGGCGCGATCGGAGCCGGGGCTACGGATGCGTTGGCGTGGGCGAACTCAGGCCACTGCGCCACGAAGCGCGAGTCGTCGAAGCGGTGGCACGACGTCCACGCGCCGCGGGAGGTGTGCGGGTGGCCGGAGTAGCGTACGGTGCGGGTCTCCTGGCCGGTAGTGTCGCCGGCGTAGCCGTCGATGCTGCCGTCCTCGGCGATCCACGCCTCGGAGACGAGCGGGTCATCGCCGTCTTCGACCACCACGACGACGTGGCCGACGCCGCCCTCGTTCGCGGCGGAGAGGATGATGTCCCCGGTGCGGAAGCCTCCGGCGGGGGTGAGGTCCGAGTCGTTCCACTGGACCTCAGAGAATCCGCGGGCCTCCATCCCGCCGCGCATGTTGCCGGTCCAGAAGTCGTCGATCTCCAGGAGGGCCTGATGTCCCCACGGCACGCCGTAGTTGACGTGCAGGCCGTAGTTGATACAGCCACATGCCAGGGACGAGCAATCCGCGTTCTGGGCGGTGGTCACGTAGCCGAGCTCGTCAGCGTTCGAGAACCACGAGCGGCGCTCGGGCTGGCTGTATCCGATGTCGGCCGTGTCGGCCAGGTAGCGGGCCTGGCCCGCCGTAGTCGTTCCTACGCTCACTTCTTCTTCTCCTCCGTTCCGGCCTTCTCGGCCTCAAGGGCGGCAACCCGCATCTCAGCCACCACGGCGCGGCGGGTGAGTGCGGCGATCTCGAATGTCAGGGCGTCGATCACCTGGACGGCGTCGACCTGCCCCTGTGTGGACTCGTTCACTGGTTCTCCTCATAGTCGTCTGGACGTGGAGCCGGGCCGTACAGCCCTCCCCCAAGTATCTCAGCCCCGAACCCGTCCTCCGGCGCGGCCAGTCCCGGCTGCCACATGGATTCCCGAGCGTAGTCTCGCAGGACCGGCTCCCCCGCGTCATCCCAGTCCACGTTCACCTTGCGGGCGCCCTTGACGAGGACGGACACCTGAGCTCCGGGGGTGCCTTTGAGGGTGACGTACCACGGGGCCGCGTCCACCCCGTACCCCGTCTTCGTCAGGGTCCCGGACACGCCTGACTCGGTCAGGACGATCCATGGGGCTTTCTCCGAGGCGATCTTCGGCACGTAGGTGGGCAGCTCCCAGCGAGCGGTGCCGTCCTCGCCGAGGGTGACGGTCTCCCAGTACTCGATCCCGTCATAGGGGGACTCCGTTGCCGAGTGGGTCAGCCACAAGCCTCCGCGCTGCTTCGTCTCGCCGGGCACCGGCATGGCGAACTGCTTTGTCCCTGAGAAGTGGACTCCAGAGGAGTTGCACCAGACGGCGTTCTTCTGGTTCCAGGCCATGACGACGTCACCGCCGGCGACGTAGCAGCCTCCGTCGGTCCAGTCGGTGGCTCGCATGATGTAGCCGCCCTTGCCGACCCACAGCTTTCCGGCACCCTTACCGAGGAGACCGTAGGCGAACTCCTCGCCGGTGGCGCGCATGTACCCGCCTGAGCCGGTGAAGAACACGCCGTTCGAGTTGAACGAGAAGGAGCCGTTACCTGCGGGGGTGTACATGGCGATAGCAGCCTCCCCTACGGTGAGGTAGGGGGAGGTGTTGGAGACAGACTTGCGCACCGGCCCCTGGATTACGAGGGACGGGTCGCCGTTCGACGCCTTCTGGAGTGCCAGGGTGGCGGCCCACCAATTGTCTTCCAGGGACTCGAAGGATAGGCCGCATCCGAACTTGGAGCCGTTGTAGCTGTCAGTCTTGGTCTCTCGGGAGACGATGTCCTCGAAATGAACCTGCGACCAGGTGTCTCGGCGACCGATTCTGCCGTAGATCTGGACACGGCCGGTCCAGGCGTCAATGCTCAAGGACTTCCAGCCATCGCTGGCGTAGACGTCCATCCCATCATCGGTGATCTTGATGCCGCGGCTCGGAGCCTTGGACGTCTGGATGGTGGCGCCTGAGATCACCTGCCCGTCGAGGGCGCCTACCTGGATATGGTCGGAGGTGATCGAGTTGGCGGCGATCATACCGGCCTTGATCTCCTCGAACTCGCCCTGCTGGGCGGTGATGATCCGGGTCCAGATGTTGCGGGCAACGGCGTCGGTGAACGAGGCGTTGCCGGTCACGGTGAGCTGGTCTGTAGTGAGCTCTAGGAAGCGGCCGACGTCGGAGGCGATCTTGCGGGCCGCGATCTCGTTGATTGAGGCGGAGCCTGCGGTGAGCTTCCCGACGTCCAGGTTGGAGATCTGCTGGTTGTCTACCTGCATCCTCTCCCAGGCCGAGCCGGTCCAGCGCCACTCCGCAACGATGTCGAGGGTGATTCCGTCTTGCACGCGGCAGGTGTCGCCCACGCTCTCCCCATCGAATGGGGGTCGAGTGGTTGCGTCTCCCTTGATGTAGAAGACCTGACCAAAGGTGGTGCGCATTCGGCGCACTGCGGACTCGATGGCCGCGCCGGTCATCTTGGACACGGCCAGCGAGTAGTCGTCCCCAGCCTCCTCCCAGCGCCAGCCCTTCGGGGAGTAGACGACGGTGGAGTCCGGGGCGGTGCGCGAGCTGGTCGGCGTTGAGTGGCCGGGCGAGGCGAATCCCGGGGAGGTGACGTACTGCCCTCCCCGGGCCTTAGGGTCTGCCGCTGAGGGGTTCTGAGGTCCTGCCATTGCTCGCCTTACTGTGCCTTGATGATGTAGGTAAGGGCCATGTACGGGGGCCGGTTCTCGTGGGCAGTGCCCTGACCGGTCGACTTAGCGATCAGGCCGGAGACTGAGCCGGCCTCGGACGTCGACAATACCTGCCAGGCGGCACCTCCGGAGACGTTCGAGGCGTACATACCGACGCCGGTCCGGCCAGGCTCGCCGGCCTTGCCCCCGATGTCGTGGGTGTGGGGCGGCAGGTTGTTCACTCCGAGAGAGACGGTGGCGGCACCGCCGGTGCCTCCGAGAGAGTAGGAATTCCCGGCACCGGCGATGAATCGGTCCCTCAGGTCCGGCACGCGGAAGTTGCTGGAGTTGGTGGTGCCGTAGGAGGTGCCGAGGACCTGGAACAGCTTGGCGAAGGCCGTGCGGTCGTACAGGTTTCCGTTGCACAGGACCCAACCGGTAGGGGCGTTGGCGCCTGCGAAGGCGATGATCGCCCCGACGGGGAGGAGGAGACTGGCTGCATTAGTAGCCGAGGCGGCCGCGTCCTGAACGCGGCGCTGGAGCTCGGACTTGGTCGTGTTGAGGCTGTTCTCGACATTTGTCACGCCCTGGGTGGCGGCGCTGATGCCGGACTCCATGCGGGTGAGGTCCGCGGCGGTGATGCGGGTCTCGCCCGCCCCGAAGCCGTCTTTCCACACCTTTGTTGCGACGTAGGGCTGCATCACCTATCTCCTTCAGCTCTGAGTACGAATACGCGACCATCGGGAGCAACCCAGATGCTCGCACCAATTTTACCGGCGTCGGGGGGAACCGGTCCGGCGTCTACGAGGGAGGTGGCGACCTGCGTCATGGCGTCGGTCAGGTGCTTCATCTCCTTGAGGGTCCCCTCGCGGGCGGCGCGCTGCATGGCGTCGCTTCCAGCGAGCTTCTCCTCGACCTTCTTCGCGATGGCGTCGGCATCGATGCTCTGCTCAAGCACGATGCGGGCCCGCTGAGACCACGCCGAGTGGTTGCCGGCGCGGTCGTAGGAGCGGAGGGCGACCTCCCACTCTTTGATCTCCAGCCCGGCCAGGTTGGTCCGCTGGACGGGGCGGGGCATGTCCGTGAACCTCGCCGGAGGCGCGCCGGGCGCGTGCACCGACACCTCGATCCCGGCGAAGTCGTCGGGCATGCCGGCGTTGCCGACGCCCTTACCGTCCCAGAAGACTCCCAGAACCCCTAAGGTCTGGGTGAGCTGGGGTGTGGTGGGGACCGGTGGCGGGGTGACGTCGCTGGCCATGGTGGCCACGACCTCCTCCGACCAGGCGCCGGTGGTGTCCTGCGTGATGGCCCTCACGGAGAAGGCGTAATTCTTACCGCAGGTGAGTCCCCCGGTCTCCACCGACGTCCCTTTCGAGGCGAACATAGGGCCGGTGAGGTTGGGCAGCTCGCGGTAGGCGATCTCGTAACCGGTGACGTCCACGGCCACGCCAAGGGCGTCGGTTGACACGGGGCTCCACTGGAGCGAGGCGACGGCGACCGGCCACCCCTCGGCGTTGATGACGGCAGTGGACGAGACGTTGAGACCTTGAGGCGCCAGCGGGGCATACTTGCTCTTAGGCACCTCAGGGCGAGGATTCTTCCCGTCGGAGTTGACGGCCCCGAGGATGCCCTTCTGCTTCTTGGCCATGCGGGCCAGCAGGTCGTCTAGGACGGTTCCGAAGGTGACGTGGCCCTGGCAGCGGCCGTTCTCAGTCACAGAGATTGAGATCTGAGTCACTCGCATGCGCTCAAGGCCGTTGCGGCGGTCGACTCGCACCCAGTCTCCGCAGCGGTAGTCGAGGAACGGGAGCCACTGGACGTCGTCGGCCTCCCACTCTCGCTTGACCTCCTGCGCGGCGTTGGCGCCGGTCTTGAGGGTGAGGTCAGCCACAGCTCGGGCCGTAGTCTCCAGCTCGACACCGCCAGCCTCGACGACCTTCTCAGTGCGGGGCAGGTCGGCAGGCGCCTCAGGGTTGCGGAAGGTCCACAGGCGTCCACCCTCGCCCTTGACCAGGACGTGGGTGCACAGCTTGGACCAGTCCAGCTTCTCCGGTGCCGACGTCGTGCCCGCGTCCAGACGCCACACGACGTCCTGATTCTCCCGCTTGAGCGCAGCGTCGGCGTTGTAGACCTGGAGGGTGCGGCCGCGCCACTGATAGTCAATCATGCCCATGTTCATAAGGGCTTCCAATATGGACTTCAGCGAGATCGCGGTGTCGAAGGCGACGGTGGTCTTGGTGGCCCACGCCTGACCGGCCGAGTCGGTTGCGGTGTTGAAGTCCAAGTCGAGACCCTTGCCCCACCCACGAGCGACGGCCGCGTCCCAGATGGTGCGCAGGATCTGACCGGCGGTACGGGAGTTGAACTTGTACTTCCCGTCCTTGTCGGCGGCGCCGGCGGGAACGGACCACACGAGGGCGCCGTCGAGGCGGTGTCCGATGTGGATGAACTCGGCCGTGCGGTGGTCAGTACCGTCCCCGACCAGGTTCCACGAGGACGAGAGGTTCATGAAGCGGGCGTTCGGAGGCTCGATCCAGGTGACTCCGTCGTAGGTGAGCTCGACGGCGATCTCAACCATGCGGTCGAGCAGGACTCCGCGCACCCCCTGCTCCCCGTCGGGGTAGGACAGCGTGAGCGCCGGCGTCTCCTGTCGAGGGCACGTGAACGTGCCAGCCAGGGCGTCGGGCAGGACGCCGAGGCGGGCGCCGGCCTCCTCGTAGGCGACGTAGCGCATCCCCAGTCCACGCGGGAAGTCCAGGCGGCGGGGCATCAGTACGACCTCCGTGCCTTGATGTAGCCGGTGCAGCCCGTGGCCGTGATCGAGAGGCGGCCCTGAGGGTCAGGGTCCAGGCGGAAGCCGCCCAGGCTCATCGAGATCTCACCGTCGGCGCTGCGCGCCCCCCCAACGACCTGCCAGTCGGCGGACGGGTTCTTCCACGCCCGGTAGGAGGCTACGTCCACCAGCAGCCTCTCAGCGCCAGTCAGGGAGCCGTTGAAGGTGAAGGTGGAGCCGGAGATGTTGTCCTTGAGGGTGCAGGTCTGCCCCGTCGGGGACAGCATCAGCCAGGGGTCAGGGATCGGCATGTTCCCGCCGGTCAGAGACCCCAGGTCGTTGAGGTTGACCACTGTCGGCTGCGGGTCCCGCCACAATCCTGAGGCGACCTCGAAGGTGGCCGTTAGTGTGGCGATCTGTGACTCGGGGTCGATAGTCGGCTCGATGGAGGAGGACAGGCGAACGTCGGCCACCTTGAGCGTGTTGCCCTGCGGCTGGAAGCCGAGGGTCTGCATACGCCCGAAAGCCGTCAGGCGACGCAGCAGGGCGCGCAGGTTGAACTCAAGCTGGTCAAGGCCGCCCTTGCATCGGTTGCCGTTGCGGCCGTCCTCCCAGGAGAAGACGGTGAACTTCAGGACGACGGTGCCGGGCTTGAGGACGGTGGCGGGGATCGGCAGGACCCCGAAGCGGTTCGGGATGTCGACGCTGATGCGCCAGGGCTCGCCTCGAGTCGACAAGGTCGTCTCGGAGGCGAGGACCCAGCGCATCTTCTCGTCGTCCAGGTCTACGCCGTCGAGTGAGTAGATGGCCATGGGTGGGTGACCTCTCAGATCAGTGCCGCGAGGCGGATGCCCTCAGCGACCTCGTCGCGGGTCTTCGAGTCGGACTTCGCCTGCGGATAGTGGTTCGTGATGTTGATGGTAGCACCCGATTGGATCTGCCTATCAGTGCCCGAAGGGCCGCGGGTGGCGTCCATCTTCCCGGTCCGGGCGTTGCTGCCGCGGACCGGGGAGACGTTGATCTTCGAGTCCAGCCCGATGGTCGCGGGCTTGGCGATGTCGTCCGTGAGCCCGGCCAGCGAGTTGCGGACGACTCCGTACTGCGACTCCAGGCCCTTGACGAAGCCCTGCATGATGAGCTCACCGGCGGGCTTGAGCAGCACCTTGTCGACCGGGGCGGGGCCCTTCCAGGAAGGCAGCATCTTGGTCAGGCTGTTCAGCTTGTTCTTGACCGTCCCAATCATCGAGGAGATTCCGTTGATGAGGCCCTGGATGATCTTCCGACCGGCCTCGGCCAGCCATGAGCCCGCGCCGGAGAAGATGTTCTTGATGCTGTTCGGCAGGTTCCTGACGGTGTTGACGGCGCTGGAGACCCCTGAGGAGATTGCGCTGGTGAGGCCGGACCAGGCGGAGGACGTGATGCTCCGCACAGTGTTCCAGGCGCCGGAGAAGATGGACGCGATGGAGGAGCCCCAGCCGGAGACCGTGCTGATGATGCCGGACAGCGCGCTGGAGACGACGGACTTGGCCTGGTTCCACATCGCAGAGATGATGGACCACAGGACCTGTCCCAGGCCCCGAACAATGGCGTTGATGGCGTTCCACGCTCCCGTCACCATCTGTTTCAGGGCCTCCCAGGCCCCGGACCAGTCGCCGGTGATGACGGCGAGGACAAACTTGATGATCCCGGAGATGATCTGAAGGTTGGCCGAGAAGACGGCCGCGATGGTCTGAAGTATGACCGTGATAATCGGCATGAGCGCCTGCACCACGGTGCCGATGAGCTGGATCGCGGGTACGAGGACGGACATGATCGCGTCCACGATCGGCTGGATCAGCGGCACGACGGCAGCCAGCAGCTCGTTGATGATGGGGCCTAGGACCGCGAACAGCGCGGACAGGAGCGGGCCAAGTGCCTGGATGACCGGCATAAGGGCCGCGCCCAGCTGCTCAATGATCGGGGCCAGCAGGATGGCCAGCTGGGAGAAGACCGGAGCCAACTGCTCGACCAGCGCAGCGATGAGTGGGGCAACGGCGACGAGCAGCTGCCCGGCTACGGTGGCGATGGCGCCGAACGCCTGCCCCAAGGCGGGCATGGCGGGGGCGAGGGCCTGCACAGCGGTCAGGACGCTCTGGAAGAACGACACCAGCCCGCCCTGGAAGGCGGGGTCCTGGAGCGCGGCGGACAGGCCCTTCAGACCGGTCTCGATGATCTGCCCGACCAGAGGCAAGATCGTGGAGATTGTGGGGGCCAGCGAGACGAACGCCTGCCCGAGGGAGCCGACGCCGGCGAAGGCGTGGGAGGACGCCTCAGCCATCGAGGAGAAGACGGATGTCAAGGTCCCCTGCCACAGGGGGCCGTTGACGGCCTTGTTCGCGCGGTCCATGGCCGAGGCGATGGAGTCCAGCGGCGCGGACCCGGCGGCCATGGCGGTGAACAGGCCGCCGAGGATGCCTCCCAGGTCGACCACGATGTCCTTCAGCGTGCCGAAGGTCTTGGCGGCGCCCTGGATGGCCTGATCCATCTCGCCGGAGGCGGTCTTGGCCTGCACCCAGTTCTGGAAGGAGTAGGCGACGTCGTTAGCCCACCCCGCGATGGAGGGCAGGTACTTCGCGCCCGTCTCACCGAGTGTGAGGAGGGCGTCGGTGAAGGCGCCCGCCCCGTCGCCGCCGATGTTCATCGCCTCGGCCAGGTAGCCGAGAGAGGCCTGGAAGCCGGGGATGTGCTCGGTCGCCACGTCGGTGACGGCGGCGGCCATCATGCCCATCTCAGTCGCCACGCTGGCGATGGATGGGCCTAGCGCGTCCAGGGCGCTGTTGGCGAAGTAGCGAACCGACTCGGCGGCCTCGCCCCAGAAGTGCAGGGAGATGTCCTCCTGGAGGGCGGTGAATCTAGGTCCGAGGTCGCCCAGGACGTCCTTGGCGTCCTTCATGGCGGCCACGAAGATGCCCACGCCCGCACCGGCCGCACCGAGGATGCCCGGCAGCGCTAGCAGGGCGGGGAGGGAGTGCGCGACGCCCACCCCGAAGGCGGAGACGATGCCGACACCGGAGCCGAGGACTGAGACCAGCCCGAGGACAGCGGTGCCGACGGCGCCCATCTTGACGGCGGCCGTGTCCAGGTTCGTGAACAGATCGTTCAGGGAGTTCTTCAGGTTGCCGAAGATGTTCCCACCGGCCAGGGCCTTGAGCTGGGCGGCTACCTTGGCGATGCTGGCCTTCGCCAGGCGGGCGTGGATGTCGACGAAGTAGGGCTTCTTGGTCAGACGCGCCAGGTCGAAGCGGGCCTTACCGTCGTCCAGATCGGCGTTGACGGTGGCCTTGCCGTCGAGCTTGTTGAGCTCGTGCTTGAGCTTGCGCTTCGACTCTTCCGAGAGGTTGGCGTGGGCCTCGATGTTGCCGCCGATCTCGGCGATCTCCTTGCGGAGCTTCTGGGCCGAGGCGCGGTCAAGCTCGCCCTTGGCGGGGATCTTCCCGTCGATTTTGGCGATCTGAGCCTTGATCTTGTTCTGGGCTGCCTTCTCCAGGGAGGCGTTGACCTTGAGATCGCTCTTGATGTTGGCGATCTTCTCCTTGATCTCGGCGATGTCATGCCCGTCGATCTCGACCTTGGCGTCAATCTCGGCGTCTAGGCCCTTGAGGTCACGGATCGCCTTGGCCTGGGAGGCCTTGTCCAGGTCGACACGGGCCTTGACGGCGGCCTTCATCTCGTCGAGCTCGCGCCCGAGCTTGGCCACGGCGTTGTCGTCGAGGACAGGCTTCACCGGAGCCCGGGAGTCCATCTGGCGCAGCTTGCGCTTGATGTCCTCGATGTCCCGCTTGGAGATCTCGGCCCGGGCCTGGCCCTTGGTCTGACCGATGGCGCGCTCGATGCGGCGCAGGTCCTTCGGGTCGATCCGAGCGTTGACCTGGAGCACGACGCCGTCGAGGGCGTCCTTGACGGAGTCGCGCATGTCCCGCGCCCACTTGTCGGCGGCGCGCTCGATGCGCTTGCCGATCTTCTTGAGGCTCTTCTCGATACCTCGCTCAGCGTCGCCGCGGAAGTCGCGCGCGTCGGCGCCTACCTCTACGACGACCTCGCCGATCTTGTCTGCCACGGGTCCCCTCCCGCTCGTACGTCAAGCGGGCGGCATCGCGGCCCGATCTGTCTAAGGCCATGATACCGCCCGCATAGGCTTGTGTTATCAGTGCAGTCACATCCCGAGGGAGGACTTAAGAGCGCCGAACCCGCCGGACTCGTTGCCGGCGAACCAGGGGCTTCTCGGATCCGTGACGGCGACGCCCTTGGGGGGCATCCACAGCTCTCGCTTCAGCTTCTCGGAGTCGTTCTCCTCACTGGCGTTGCGGGTGAGGATCCACCACATGACGTGACAGAAGCGATTCAGGGGCAGCTTCTCCAGGTCAATGCCGTGTCCGAGGCAGAACCCGTCGATGTAGTCCCACTCCGAGTAGGCCGAGGCGAGGAGCCTCTGGATCACGTAGTAGGGTTTTCCCCGCTCGCCTCCATGACGGCGCTGATGAGCTCAACGACATCAGGAATGTCGAGGTCGTCGTCAGGGTCCTTCAGGCGCTCAGTCACCTTCGGGCCGATCTCCTTACCGAACAGGACGAGGTTCCACTTCTCCAGGCCGTCCAGCAGCTTCTCAGCGTCCTCTCCGGCATCCTTAAGGGCCTGAGAGAGGAAGACGGCCACGGAGGCCTTGGGCGGGCGGACCGTGTACTCGGTACCGACCAGTTCGATGTCAATGGACTTCCGGGTCTTGCCGGGGATCGTGATTGTAGCCATGAGGCGATTCTAATGGAAGTCAGAGGGTTTGATAAGCCGAGCGGCGTACCGGACGAAGTGGGCGCCCTTGACCCCCCGGACCCACTTCGCGAACACGGTTGCTCGAGAGCCCTTCGGGTTGAACGCCATGAAGCGCTTCGTGGCCGGGCCGTGCGCCCTCGTCCCGTACTCCTGATAGGCGGCGTACGCAGTGCGGGCCCCTACGGAGAACGTCGGGTTGAGCGGGTGTTTCCCCGGAACCCGCTCAATTGTGACTGAATTCACCATACGTCCAGTGTCAACGCGCCCGGCGGACTTGATGTTGCGCTGAATGCGGCCCTGCGTGCGGCGGGTAGCCTTCAGGGCAGCCTTTTTAGTGATGTCCGCCACCTTGTCAGCGCGGATGGGGCCCTTGAACCGTACTCGGACGTGGGTCACGGGCAGCGCACCTTCACGGCGAAGGTCCACTCGCCGGCCACACATCCGCCGTCGGGGCCCTGCGCGGACCACTCCATGTCGGAGGCGTTGGTCTCCGAGGTGAGGAACCGGCCGAGGTCCGCCATGTCCTGATGCAGGACGGCCGCGTCGGCCGTCAGGTCGTAAGGGCGGGGGCCGCGGCCACGATCGTCTACAACCTCTACGCAGCGCAGGGTGCCTAGGGCGAGGATCGCCTGCCAGTAGCGGATGGAACAGTGGTCGCCGTCGATGGCCGTCGGTCCGAAGACTGGGATGACGGAGACTACGCGCACGTACAGGTGCCCAGCGCAGCACTCGTCCCACGCCACTTCCGCCCCCGGAGCGACGTAGGCCTGAGACACGGCGTTGGACAGCGCGGCCGCGCCGCCTTTGAGGACGGCGAGGGCAGTGGTGTGGATCTCCGACGGCGTGGGGGACGCTCCCCGACCGGACAGGGCAGCGTAGTCCTCCCCAGCGGCGCGACGGGAGCGGTTCAGGCGGGGTGCGGGGCTCACCAGATCACGCTCCCCCACCTAGACGGCGAGGCGGGCTGCCTGCGGACGTAGTCGTCGGGGTTGTAGGCCCGAGCCAGCTGGCGAGGCTTGCGGATCGAGGTGACCCAGGAGTCGACCAGCCAGATGCCGGTACGGCCCTCCTGCATCTCGTCGAAGTCGTCCTGAACCTGGACGGTAACGCCCTGGCGAGTGACGGTTTGGAGCCGGGCCGGCAGGGCGCAGTCACGGTCCATGCAGGCGGCCTTGGCCAGCTCCAGGGCGAGGACGCCGGCGGCGACCATGCCACCCTCGGGAACGGGGACGCCTTTGGAGTAGCGGATCTCCCAGGTGCCCTCCTCGGTGACGTCCCGAGATAGATCTTGTACTGCCGGGAATACAGCCGGAACCTCGGGGCCCGGCGTCGCGGTGCGCCCGGTCAGGGTAAGGGTGGAGCGGTTGTAGACCCGGTAGGCGTCGGCAGGGAGGACCTGGCCGTTGATGGTGACCTTGTGGACACGGTAGACGTTGCCGGGAAGGCGGATCGACCGGTAGCCGCCGGAGCACACGCACACCCGACCGCACGTCCCGCACACGACGTCGTGCAGGACGCCGCCCAGGCGGACCGGGGCGAAGGTGTGGCGCAGGTAGGAGGTCCCTCGGTAGGTGGGCTGCTGATGACCCGCCAGGGGCTCAGGCCTCAGCGAGACGATGTCGGTCCCGAAGCGCCTTCCGGTCCACTCCCACAGCAGCTGGGTCGCCATGGCCTCGAAGGTGTGCTGCTGCTCGGGCCTGCCTGCCTCGTCGAGGTACTCCTTCAGGTCCTCGCACGCACTGTAGGAGACCGGCCAGTCTCCTGGGCCGTAGCCCTGCTCTAGTACATCCATGCCCTCTCCTACAGTGCGTGCTGGGTGCGGGATGGCTACGCCGCCATAGGCGGTGCCCGCAAGCCCGAGTATACCGATAGGACACTCTGATAGGTCCGTAGGCGGACTTTCTAGGCGGGTAGGTACGGTGACAGCCCCGCAGAGCGTTTGTGCGCTCTACGGGGCTGTCAGTGCCGGGGAGGAGCCGGCGGGAAGCGGTGGCGTCAGCCTACCATCACGGGACGGTGACCGGCTGGCTGCTGTCCGGCGGGGGAGCCAGCGCCGTGTCGATCATCAGCAGGTGGTCGAGCGGGTCGAGTGCGGTCGGGAGCTTGGCGTTCTCGTAGCCGCCTCCGCCCTGCTTCGGCTTCTTGACGACGTCGTAGGGGCCAGTGCCCCAGCCGTTACCGGACTTGGTGACAGCGCCAGTCATGGAGAACGTGATGGCGTCCTCACCGGTCACCTCGATGTCGCCGATGGTGCCTGCGGTGATGAAGGGCAGCAGCAGGTAGCCGCTGGCGTCCTCAGCACCGGCCGCACAGGCCTGACCGGACAGGCCGGTCCACAGCTCCAGGGCGAACTTCTTCTCGATCTTGCCGTAGGCAACCTTGAAACCGGCGGTGTCGCCGGCGTGGTCGAGGTACTGGGTGGCGTTGGTCACGATGTCCAGGACCGAGGGGTTCACACCGCAGAACTCCAGCTCAAGGGTGAAGTACTTGAAGGTGTTGGACTGCTTCTCGTTGACGCACAGCGAGCCGTCGGCCTTGCGGACGGTGATCTCGGTGCCATCCTCGACCTCGGCGGCCAGCTTGACCGACACGAAGCCGGAGGTGGCCACGGGCTTGTGCTGCGTCTTGTCGAAACGACCGCAGGTGTCCAGCGGGGTCACGCGGATGCGCTTGCCCAGGACGGGAGTGTATGAGTGAGTACTAGCCATGGCTCAGCGCTCTCCTTCGTACGTGACTTGCGTGATGGTGTAGACCACGGCCGCTGCGAGCACGGCCAGGGCGAGTGAGAGTCGGCGCGAGAGCATTACTCCTCCGCCGGCTTCAGGTCGAGCTGCGGGATACCGGCGTCAACGGTGACCCTGAACGCGTCCCACTTGCTGAAGCCGAGGACGTACTGACGCTCGGCCACCCCCGTGAGCTCGTTCTGGTCCTTGTTGAAGCCGCCCTCGGCGTTGGTCGAGGTGAAGGCCTGCCCGCGGTAGATGACGATGGGGCCGGTGGCCACGATCTGCATTTCGTCGGCGTAGCCTGCGCCAACCACGACGGGAGTACCCAGGCGGGTGGCGAAGCCTCCGCCCTGAGCCTCCTTGACCAGCTTGGCGTTTGCCATGATGCTGGCCAGTCGGCGCGGGATGTGCAGGACCGGCTGGAACCCGTACTGAGCCGCGTAGTGCTCCAGGACGGCAAGGCCCTGACTTAGGTCGAGCTTGCCCCCACCCTTGGCGGCGTAAGAACGGACCTTGATTAGGCCGAGCCCGAGGCTCGGCGCCCCGGACCACAAGGCCGCCTCAACGGCGTGCTCCTCTTGGAGCAGCAGCCGCGAGGCCGCGACCTGAGTCGCCTCAGCCGGTGAGTGGTCAAGGGGCGTGGTACGGAACGCGGCGTAGACGGTCAGCGGGGCTAGTGACTCCAGGGCGATGCCTTTGGGGTCAGTCAGGGTCTTCGGCAGGCCTGGGACCGCGCCGGGGCGCTGCCACTGACCGATGGCGCCGAGCTGGGCGCGCTCGACGTCCTCCCAGGTGACGCCGTTCTCCCACCGGACCGAGGAGTCCTCGATGGGGGAGAACTGGGAGAAGAGCCCGCCGGGCAGGGGCGAGGCAGTCGGGGCGTCCACCCGCTGCTTCGGTGCGATGATCGGCATATGTCCTCCTTGCTGGACGGTGATGGCTTGGTCGACCGTGAGTCACGAGGCGGGCGGGGACTTGCCGCCGCCCGCCTCGGAGTCATCACTTGGCCGGGTCAGCCGTGCCGTTGGCGAGGAGCTTGATGCCGGTGCCGGTGCCGCCGTTCGGGTTGAGCGGGACGGTCACCACACGGGCGTCGTGGCCGCGCTTGGCGACCAGGTAGCCCTCCTCGGTGAACAGGGCGGTGTAGTCGTTCTGGCCGAGCAGGGTCGAGTCGTAGACGGTGTCCAGGGTGATGACGTCCTGGCCGCCCTTGACGAAGGTGCCGGCCGAGTAGAGCAGGAACTTGACGCTGCCGCCCCAGACCTTGAAGGTGCCGGCCTCGCCGGTGAGCGCCTGCCAGTCGTAGACGAACTGAGGGTTGACCCCGCGGGAGCGGAACCAGGCGTCGATGCGGCTGTCAGGGACATCGATGAGGTCGACTCCCTCGCGGCGGGACAGGTCAGTGCGGATGGCGCCGCGGACCCAGTAGGGGAAGACCGCCTCCAGCGTAGTGGAGCGGGACAGGCGCTGCGCGTAGCGGTAGTGCTCAACCTGGAGCTCAATAGCGGTGAGCACCGGGGCCAGGGCGCCGATCTGGCCAGTGTCCAGGGACACGGCCGTGGACTGAGCCTCCATGGCGGCGATGACGCGCTCACTCATCTTGTGCTCGTGGGCCACGAGGGCGCCGCGGATGGTGCGGGCGACCAGCTCGGGGTAGCCGCGCTGCTGGAGCAGGCCCGCCTGGATGTGCATACCGGCCGCGGAGAGGCGAACCTCTTCGAAGTCGGTGCAGGGCACCTGGTAGACCGGCTTGGCGCCGACCTTGTTGCCGCTCCCCGCGGTGTCGGGCAGGTACTTGCCGGCCTTCGCGTCCTCCTCGGTGAAGTTGAAGGAGGGAGCCGCGTACAGATCAGCGAACTTGGGGCCCTTGGTGAACTTGATGCCGCCGCGGGTGACGTTGATCTCCGGCAGGGAGATCAGACCGTCGCGGGACTCGTCCTCCAGCAGGTCGTAGACCGTCTCGGAGGGAGCGCACCAGCCGCCGGCCGCGACGAGGGAGCCGCCGGGCAGGTTCTTCTCGTTGACGGCGAAGGCCATGGCGGCATCGGCCGACTCGGGGGAGCCGACGGTGGCGCGCTCGTCGAAGGACTTGCGCACGACGGCGAGGCTGTGGCGCTCGCTCATCGCGCGGCCGGCGCGGGCGGCGGCTCCGTAGGCGCCGGAGTTGAAGCCCTGGAGGCGGCGGTCGAGGGCGACGGCCAGGTCCTCGAAGGATGCGTCGGAGTCGGCGGCGAAGCCGGGAACGTCCGCGACGGTCAGGCGGGCGTGGGAGGTGTCCTCCACGGGGGTCTCCTCGGAGATAGCGGGGGCGGGAGCGGATACGTGCCGACGGATGCCGGACAGCTTGATGGGGCCTCGGGAGGCTGGGGCAGCGGCGGTGACGGCCTCGGGAGAGGCGGCGGGCTTGGTAGGGGCCTCGACCTCGACGGTCTCGGCGGCTGCGGCCTTGGCCTTCTTCTCAGCCTCGTCCTCGGCGGGGGCGTCCTCAGCGGGAGCCTCGTCAGCGGGCTTCTCCGCGTCCTCGGCGGGGGTGGGCTTGTCGGCGCCGATCTTGGCGGCCAGCTCGGCGGCCCTGGCGGCGCGTTCGGAGGCGGCCTGCTCGCGGGAGCTGATCTCGGCGGACAGGACCTCGATCCCGTCGGTCAGGGTGCCGAGGGTGGCCAGGTCCTCGTCAGAGAACTCGCCGCCGGCGTAGAGGGTCTGGAAGGCGTCGACGGCCTTGGACCGCATCTCGGCGAGGTCGGCGTCGGCCAGGTCGGACAGGTTCTCGGGGATCTCCAGGTCGAAGGTCTCGACCGGAGCGTCCTCGCCCTGATCGGCGAAGACGGTAATGTCGAAGTGCTTGCGCATGTTGAGGGGTCCTCCGTGTTCTAGGTAACACGAGGCCCTGCTGCCATACCGTCTGCTCAAAGGATACACCTATAAGTGAAGGGCGTGCTATAAGCGTCCAGGCACGACGAAGCCCCTCACCGCCATGAGCACACGGTGAGGGGCTTCGCCGGATCCACCCAGCGTCAGGAGTCCATGAGACCTCTAACGCGAGAAGCATAGCCTATGGCTATAGGTGGTGCCAAGGTCAGAAGCGGGTGATTGGGCTGGAGTCCTTGGAGCCCGAGCCGGGCAGTGTCCCGTCGGCCAGAGGCTTCGTCGAGGTGCCCAGCGGCTCGGGAGCGCGTCCGCAACCGCAAGCATATCTAACAAACATCGGTCATCTCCTCCCAGCGGCCCTACGCTCGGCCGCTCGGTCTTTCCAGCATTGCTTACAGCCTCGCCGCTGACCCTTGGAGTCCCATCGGATGTTGTCTGGGTTCGTCAGATCGTGCTTCCCGGCTCGGCACACGTCCAGTCTAGACCTCTTGCGGTTCTCGGTATGGGTGACTGGTTCCAGGTGGTCAGGGTTGACGCACAGCTTGGAGGAGCATCCGCGAGCCTTTACGTGGTCCAGCTCCATCCCGTCCGGGATCGGCCCAATCCACAGGAGGTAGGACACCCGGTGGGCGGGTCTGCGGCGACCCTCGAAGCTGAAGTATCCGTACCGGGCCGTAGATCCTGCGGTACCGCCGGTCCACAGCCAACACCCTGACGAGGATGAGGTCTTGTCTACGTACTTGAGAAAGCGCTCCTCAACGCGAGCGGTGTCCATGTGGAAAGCGTACTCCACATGGACACCGCGATACGTGAGAGGCCGGTGATTAATATCTCAGATGGTTCCGAGACGGCGAGCCATCGCGGCCGCCTTCGCCAGTGTACCGGCGCGCTCGACGCGGGCGCGCATCTTGTCGGCGGCGGTGGCTCGCGCGAGGTCCTTGCGGCGCTCGGTCTCGGCCAGCTTCTTGAGGTACGAGATGTCGCCGAGGGATAGGCCGTTCGCGCCTATAGGGCCGTTCGAGGGGTGCGAGGCGCGGGCGGCGGAGTCGTCGTGAGCCACGACACCGGAGGCCACCAAGGACTTGACCTCACCAGAGGCGAGGAGACCTTGAGGCCTAGGTACCGGAAATCCGGGAACGTTAACTGCGAGCGCGCCGACGAGCTCCAGGGAGCCCCGGATGGTGCGCCAGTCGCCGGAGATCGGGGCGGAGCGGGCGACTCGGACCTGGTCTGGGGTGATGCCTGCGCGCAGGGAGCCGGCTACCCAGATGCCGTAGGCGTCCTCGCCGGCTGCGACGTCGGCGAAGACGAGGCCAGTGTTGTCGTAGTGGGCGGCGGCCTGGTTGGCGGAGTCGCGGGCCCCGGCGTGGCCGGTGTCCATTGTGAGATGCCCCACAGCCACGGACGTGCCTTCGGCGGTCTGGAGGGCGCCAGTGCGGAAGTAGGCATAGTTCGACGGGCTGGTAGGCGGCTCGACGCACTTGCCGATCTGCCCGATGTGGCAGGTGCCCCATGCGGCGATGTGACCGTAGACTCGGCCGTCTTCCTCGATCACGAGGGCGGTGGGGCCGGTCAGGGCGGGGTCCTTGAACCAGGCCTCCGGCGGGGCGGTCGGGATGGCCGCGGCGGTGAGCGCGTCGCGCGAGCTCGCGGGGTGCGAATCTGCTGAGCTCGACGGTTTTGCGCCAGAAGCGACGTTTTCGTCCCGCTCAGGGGGCGATTGGTCGCTGGAGACCTGCTCAGCGGCGTAGATGCGGGCGGTGGCGAAGGCGGGTACGGCGACGAGAGTGGCCGCGCGCAGGCGCGCCGACTCGATGACGGTGACCTCGTCCGAGGAGGACATGGCGGCGACCTTGATGCGCCCCTCGGAGTCGGTCTCGGGCCCGGGCTCGTCCGGAGCCTCGTCGGGGCTGTCGGGGTCGGGCTCTGAGCCCTCGGGAAGGTCCGCCTTGGCCATGATGCGGAAGGCGACGTCATCGGTGTCGATGGAGATGCCGTTGGACATCTGCTCTGATACCTGGCGGTAGGCCTCCGTCCCGACGGCGCTGCCGAGGTCGAAGGTGCCGGTGGCGTAGATGTCACCGCCGTCGCGGCGCTCGACGGTCTCGATGCGGCCGCACACCTCAGCCCCGTCGTGGCCTCCAACGTCCTTGAAGGCGACGCGCAGCGGAATGGGGAGGTCGTCCCAACGTAGGGCGCCGTCCTCGATGAGGCGGCCGTCGCCGGTCTGCTCGCCCTCGCGAGCGATGACGCCCTCCCAGCGGCCGGAGGGCTCGGCGGAGGCAGGCTCGCCGGTAGGCGGCAGCTCGGAGAACTCGCCCAGCCTGCGGGCCGTATCCTCGATGCTCAGTCTCATGGCTGTCCTTTCAATGTCAGAGCGGGTTGCGAACCTCAGCCTAGCCTGGCCGGGGCGCATTCGCGAATCGGTGGGGATGAGGATGCAGCGGCAGTTGATCGTCTCCTCGGGTGGGCCTGCGGGGTCGCCGGGGTAGGCAAGCAGCGACTTGCCGACGTGGAAGGGGTGGCCGAGCTCCTGGACCTGCCCGTCGGCCTTGACGTGCGTGGGACGCACGCGGTGGTCGTGCACGGTCATCCAGCGCAGGCCACCGCGCTTGCGGGCCAGGTCCGAGGTGGCCATGCGCTGGGCGGCGTTGGCGGTGGCCGCGGTACGCGCGGCTGAGCGCAGGCGGGAGGCGTAGTCCTTGGAGGTCTCGTCCTTGCGGCGCGAGGTACCGAGCAGCCGGCCGAGCTCGATCTTCGTTTTCCGCTCGCCCCATCCCTCGGCGATGGAGTGCTTGAGCAGGTCGCGCACGTCGGAGTAGACGGCCCGAGACAGGCCGGACTCCTCCAGGATGCGCTGGACGGTCGCGTACTGCGGCAGGCGGCGCCCTCGCTTCGGGTCGGTCACCAGGTCGCGGATGGCGCGCTGCCAGGCGGCTCTCACCGACGTCCACGCGAAAGGGTTGGGCAGGTTATCCAGGTTAGGCGAGGACGAGTTTGAGGCCGACGCCAGCAGGATCGGCGCGTCAAGTGCGTCGGTGGCCTGACGTCTGACGTCTGCCAGGAACCGGTCCAGCACGGCGAGGGCGGGGTCTAGGTAGGACTCCTCCAGGGCGTCACGCCAGGCTGAGACGGCCTCAGGGGCCGTCCACGAGGACGGCCCCTGAGTCAGCAGATCATCCTCGGCCTCCGCCACGGGGGTTTGGGGCGGGGGTGGGGTAGGTGATGTGCTTTGTGTCACTTGATCTCCTCCAGGGAGGCCCTGTTGAGGGCGGGGGTGCGGATGACGGCATTCTCCGGCAGTACGTAGCGCAGGGCAGTCACGAGGCGGGCCAGGGTGTGCGGCGCGCCGTGTGTGGCCAGCTGAGAGACGTAGGCGTCCAGGAGGGTGACGACCCGGCCGGAGTCGACGCCCAGGCAGCCATGGTTGTCCAGGAGGGCGGGCACGACGTCCCAGGCGCCGCGGGTGGCCTTGCCGACGGTGATGATGTCGGTCGGCCACAGGGTGTGGGCCTCGTGGAACGGCCTGCCTTTGAGCTCGTTGAACCTGGCGCGGTTAGAGCGCACGATCCTCTTGCCGACCGCCTCCAAGGCCTTGACGACCAGGACGTCCACGACGGCCACGAGAGCCGTGGCGTCAACGTCCTTGCCGTGAGCGGTCAGGCGCGCGTCCGGGTTGCGGTGGGTCGGGGCGGTGGTGGCGTAGGCGGTGGCGCGGTAGGCGTATGCGGCGGCGCGGTAGGCGTATGCGGCGTCGGCGGTGGGTGGTGTCATGCTCATGCTCCTGTTGGGGGTGTGGTCGGCGACTCCGGATGAGCGCCGTTCTCCGAGGATACAGGTTGATCGGAGATCGGCAAGCGGCCGGGAGAGGTGTCCCCGGCCGGTCGGCCGGGGGAGCCTCCGTTCGACGGCAGCGACCCGCCCTGGGCGGCTGCGGCGGGGGTCAGGGAGGGGTCGGGGGCCGAGTAGTCGCCGCGGTAGACCTTCAGCACCTCGTCAGTGATGGGGCCCAGCCCCGGCGAGGTCAGCAGCGCCGGCTGCTTCGCCGCCAGGGCGAGGGCCTGCATGACGGCGCGCTCCTCCAAAGGCTTCTCGTCGGAGTCGTCGAAGCCGGAGGCTTCGCGCAGCGCCTCGTCGGAGATGGCGCCCGACTTGTGCAGGTTCAGCGCCTCCTCGGACCGGTTCGGGCGCGCCACGAGGGCCGAGACGTCGTAGCCGACGCTCAGGGTGCGCACCGCCTCCTCGGCCAGGCCCGCCGAGAGCAGGACCGGGCGCAGGTACTGACTCGTCAGCGCCTCGCAGATGAGGGCCAGGACCGGCTCGATGTGCGTGGTGACCGTGTCCTCCCGGGTGAGCCACGCGCCCCAGTGGTTCATGGCGCCCGACCCGAGCAGCAGCTCCGGCGGGGCGTCCTGGGCCAGGGCCAGGCGGCGGATCGCCTCGTCGCGCAGGTCCCGGGCGCCGGAGTCCAGGGCCGAGGAGAAGGTGAGGTGGCTCACCTTGTCAGCAGCCTCATCCGGCACGGTCACGACGAGCGGCACGACGGCGGAGGCGTCGTCCCGGTTCTCGATCGGTCGCAGCATCGACTCCATGAGGGCGGAGACGAAGGGGTCGGGCTGGTCGTGGCCGTAGGCGTCGGCCGCGTCGGCGGCCAGGGCGGCCGAGGCCGACGAGGGGACCACGAGCAGGCCTGCGCCGGCTAGGCGGGAGTCGATCTGGGCACTGATGTGACGCGTCAGGCCGATCAGCTCGCGCAGGATCGGCAGGCAGGCTCGGGTGGGGCTGTCCGCCTCCCAGTAGCGGGCCGGGTGCGGGCGCCAGATCCGGATCATGTAAACCTCGTCGGTGGAGACCTCGACCGGGACGTGGGAGTCAGAGCCCAGGGACAGGCGCACACGGCCGGCGGCGGTGGGCGTGGGGGAAGCGACCGTGACGACCTCCGCGACGGCTAGCACACGCCACACGAGGTCGGCCAGGGCCGGGTCCGGGGAGGGGGCGGTGGCTGACGGGTCCGAGGGGTCCACGCCCGGCACGAGGTGGGCGGGCACGCCGACCAGCCAGCCCTCGCCGGCCACGAACAGGTTCGTCGCCAGACGCTGAAGCATCTGGCCGAGGTCCTGCTGACTGGCTCCGAGGGCCGCGAGGACCGCCTCAGCCAGGGCGGCGGTCGGGCCGGTAGCGGTGTCGGCCACGTCGGTCGCCTCGTCGCGCAGGGACGAGTGTGGGCCGTCGGTCGGCTTGTGTCGGACGTAGAGGCGCGCCTGGCTCAGGCGGCCTGCCAGGGTCGAGGCGAGGAACCTCTCCTCACCGACCTCGTCGTAGGCCGCCCACGCCTCCGCCTGCCACGAGAGGGTTGCGGGGGTGCGTTGAGCCTGCCGGGAGGTGGAGGCGTGAGCGGCCGTGCGCCGAGCCGGGCGAGCGCCCGCGGCGGTCAGGACGCGTGGGGCCGGGGCC